CCGTTAGTACCAGATGCACCACGCACCACGATAGTGACATCGTCAGCACCTGCAGCCAGTGCAGCGTCGGGTACGTCAAGGCGATACACGCCCGGCATATTGGTTGCGTCAACCTCAGCAAAGCCGCCAGAAGTCCACGCCTGAGCGATTGTGCGGGCTACCAGCGGGATTGATACGCTGGTTGTGCGTGTTCTGTTGTAGCGAGCTGAGAGACCGGATGTTGAGGCTGTGAGACCTGTAGCACCTAGGTACAGTTCGATGGATTGTGAGGTTGATCCGGGAGCGATTGTGATGGTGGATGCGTTGCGTTCGGTTGGAACGTATACACCAGTGCCTAGAGTAGCCGATTCAACTGCCCCGACTGTTGGCGTTGTAGCATTGAGCCAAGCAGTTCCAAAAATATCAGATGCAAGAATATTTGTATTATTGCCTGCACTGATCATTGACGCTGAACTCATCAAAGAATAAAACGGATAATTTCCCCATCCTTGAATCAGGGACATTTGCATATCAAACGGATTATAAGCCTTAGAAACACTACCAGTGCCTGTATTACAGTTTGTCCTGTCTGTTTGACAATTGAAAAAGTTATATGTCTCCGTCTGAGCTGATGTGCTGGTGGAAACAATACCTCTTGACCCTTGAAAATGACAGTTGCGATATGTATTTGGATGCGATGTGCTGAGTGTCGTACCTGTGTAAAATCCAATACAAGCATCGCTGCTTAGGAATGTACTATTCACTATTGTGATTCCACCAAATGTTGCATTTGGAAAATTACCAATAGTCAGTGGGGCCGCCAAATTAAATGATGTCGTTTGAGTTTGAAATAAACAATCTTGTATTAGCGTTCCAGAATTATAAGATGTTATGTTACCACCGCGTAACAGATTTGTTCCTTGAAATATACAACGTCTAATGATTGGCCCAGCAGTGCCATCTGGAACATAAATTCTTAAACCACCATTTTCTGTCGTAGTTTCATTCTGCAAACTTATAATACGATCCATAATCAATGCTGTGGTTTGCATTGTGCCCAATAGTCCAGAAGTCGGCACACGACCAATAATATAAATATCTTGCAGCGTTATAAAGTTTTTAACGCAAGTCAATATTGTTGAATCAACATAAGTTGTTGAACCAGTGTAATTCGTAAATATAACAGGACCAGCGGCAACACCTGTAAATTGCGAGGCTGTCGGATTACCCGCAATTGTAATACGTTGTCCTTCACTTGCAGGGTTTGTGAATGCAGCAGTGAATGAACCACGATAAATACCGGGTGCAATGTATAGAGTATCTCCGGGTGCAATACCTGTTGCGCCAATGGCTTTGGTTACTGTTTGCCACGCTTGATTTCCTGCGGGGCCTGTGCCAGCATTGGTATCACTACCATCAGTTCTAACGTAATAAGTAGCCATTACTCAGCCTGCCCACTAATAATCTGCTGTGCCATAACGATTGCAAACTGGTTTACAATACTATTCTGAAACGATTCATCCTGCTGAACCCACCAGATATTGACGCTTGTTCCATCCTGCCCAAACGTGCCCAAGATGTTTCCAGCATCATCCTCGATGTCACCAAAGACACGCCAATCCGTAGAAGGCGCAGGTTCTTTCTCAATGCGGAAGTTTTGTAAGTTCATTTGCCCACCTTCAGACTGTTTGCCTGCACACCCTTGAAGGGCATCGTCAAGAATCCCAGCGCAGCACTCATCGCAGCAGAGACACCAGCCGCAACAGCCTTAGAACCGTACAGTGCCATCACTGCGCCAAGCTCGGCAACATCCTTGGCTTCAGCCGTGCGAACGCCATCGCCGAAAACTGTTGCAAAGGAAGCCACAAAGGCGATCAAGACAACAACCGCCAACCGACCAAAACTTATCCCGTTCATGCTCTACGTGCCTCCAGTGCTGTTACTCTTTGATTGATGCTGTCTAGTTGTCGCTTGATTCCGAGTAGGTCACGCTCTGTCTGCTTGGCATCATGTACCAAGATGCGTATATCTGACTTGATATCCCAGAGCATCTTGTAGAGGCCTGCAATTGCCGCAATCACTGGCACAGCGATTGCCACGCCTACTTGTACCCACTCGCTCATGATGTCCGCTCCACTAGTCCACAGTGTTGTACTAATAATTCCGTTTGTCCAAAGTCTGTGCCGATGACATCCCAGTATCTGGAATCATCACCAATTAAGTACACCCGGTCTTGTGGCATCACATCAGCTGCAACGGCCACGATAAGTGTCCATTGCGCTGATGATGCTATAGCCCCGCCTACAATGCTTTCTGTATCTGACTGGTTGGTTACACGGGCGTTGTACTCTGCTACCTTGCGCCATGTCTGAGTAACACCACCACGCCCATCCTCGGTCAAGGTGAAGCGATGTATCTCAACACGGTCTTGGCAAAGGTTACGCACCATGCCTGCCTGTATCGTCTGGCGCAGGATAGGACTCATGCGAAAGCCACCGGGCGGAATCTATCAGCCATGGTTAGACAGTGCTGCATAAGTTGAGACAGTTTGACATCTGATTGCCCTTCTTTGGCATCGATGTCTGCCGCCACTCTGGATGCTTTGATAAGCCATGCCTGACGGGTTGCTGTCCTGACATCGTAACGCTCGACATTGATTGGCCCTTGGTCTACCCATGTAAGCGTAGGATCGGATGAGCCGTCTTCAATCTCCCAGCCTTTGTATTGATATGGAGGATAGGCTGGAAACTCAGGCTCAGAAGCACCAGACGTGCCAGCAACCCTGCATTCGTACACTCTGCCGTTAGGCGTTGTAGGCACTACACGATCACCGACAGCGTAAGTTGTCGCCGCTGTCCATGTGGTGAAGCGTGAAAAGGAATCCAAGATAGAGCCGATGTCGGTTGTAGACATCTGCGGGTAACTTTGAGCAGCCACAAATAAGCTTACTTGTGCGATTGCCTCGGCTCTGGTCATCATGCAGGTAGTATCCCACACGATTATTTTATAAAAATACACGCAGGCAAAACAAAAGACCCCCAGCACGTCTGCTGGAGGTCTTGATTGAACGGGCTACGCTTAGGAAGCGTTGCTGGTTGCGAGAACGATGAGCGACCCCGGTACACGGGAAGATGCCGTGCCGGATACGTTTCCAACGTCGTGTGCGTTGAATGCGAAACGCTCGGTTGCCTTGTAGGTAAGAGCATCTTCGACAAACTTGACTTGATCGCTTACCTCAACGGTCATTGCACGACGGTCACCGAAAGCAACACCCTTTGTCAGGTCGCCAAGGATTGCAACAGGGGTTGTTGCAGCAGGAGCCTTAGGCATATTCTGAACCCACTCGATCGGGTAACCGAACAGGGTAGGTGCTTGGGTGTAGGCGTTCTGGATGTCGAGGATGGCGTTTCCACCGAGAGCGATGAGCTTATCAGCAACACCGTTGAAGAACAAATCCTTGTGCATATACCACTTGGCATTGTCTGCGTAGGTAGGAAGCTTTGCAACCATTGCTTGGAAGTTAGCCAATGTGAAGTTGGAGAACGCAGCACCGGAAAGTGCAGCACCAACAACAACGCCAGCAATGTTAGCCTTGGTTGCGTTCAAGCCGTAGACAGCCTGAAGGATGCCAGTGATGCTTCCATAGGTGGATGTTCCATCACCGTTGAAACAAGCGTTGTCCTCTTCCTTAGCGATGGCGTAAGCCATGTCACGGGCAAGAGCAGCACCGAGGTCAATAACCGTATCTTCGCCAAGTTCCTTGGATGCAATCGTGAGGACTGCAAGTTTCTTAGCTGCAAGGGATACCTGACCAAAGGTGATGTCAGATGCCGTGATTGCTGTTGCTTCCGATGCGTAGTAGACCGTGGTCGATGCAGTAGCGGAAGGAACCAAAAGCGTATCAGAAGACATTGGGTAGATGCGGCTGTTGCGGCGTGCAACACCATACATTTCACGGAGCCAGATGAGATCCGATGAAACGATGTTAGGAACCGTGTAACCACCAGCACTGTCCGTACCTTCGGTCTGTGACTTCAGGTGGCCGTTGTTCTGGAGCCACTTTGTAGCAGACTTGACACCAGCCAAGTGACGTGCAAACTGTCCAAAGGTGTAAGCCTTGAGGTTACGCTCATCAGCATCACCCTGGAATGGGTTGCGCTGGACGTTGATGCCGCCCTTCCATGGCTTTGCATCTACCGCAGGGGTAACGACAGGAGCGGTAACGCCGAGGCTCTTGATGGTCTCGATGCGCTCTTCGATGTCTTTGGCTTCTGCCATAAGGGACTTGACCTGTGCAAGGTCACCGTTTCCGGATGCCAACTCACGAGCTGTCGCAAGGATGCCTTCTCGCTTGGCTGTCAATGTTTCGATATTCATAGTTGTGTTAGCAACTCCAGACGTGCAAGCAGTTCTGCCCGCTCGTCATCATCATGGGCTTTCGCCTCGACTACGAGATCCGGTTGCTCGCTTGGCTGGTCTGCATCCCGCAGTGAATCCCAGACTACTGGAGCCAGCCGTTTAGCGGCTGACCGGGACAAACCGACTGCATCCCGCAGCCGACGTTCTACACCCCGCAGTGAAGCGGGCTGAATACACTTAGCACCGTGCATGGCGTACAAGCCTTTAGCACGTTCTGCAAAAGCATCAATCAAGGCATCTGCCATGTCTTGGCTTTCGATTACTTCCATGGCTCCTGAGAGCGCATCCCAGTAGGCTTCTAGCCCTTCGTGGATAAGTTCGCCTTCGGCTTCCTTGAAGATTTCAGCGGCATACTCGGCCGCTGATTGTTCAGGCATAGGAGCCATGACCATCTCTTCTTCTTCCATCTCACCCATGCCGTAGTATTCCTCCAAAGACTTGACACTGTTACGAAATTCGGCAGGTGTCGGTGTGATGCTTGCCTCAGCGATAGGCCAGCGGATGATTTCAGAAGCACCACCCATGCTCTTACGCTCAACCATGTGAGCGGCAGCACCAGAAGAAAAGCCCATCTTGCCTTGCTTGCAAAGTTTGGCGATCATCTTGCCGTACTCGTCTGCCATGTCCAGTTGTGCCTCGTACCAGAGCCCCTCGTCGGTCATCTTGATGAAGCCAGTACCAATGGACTTCTTGCCAACGGCTTGATCCATACCGTGATGGTAGTACACGTTCAGCGGGACACGCTTACCCTCTTCCATTGGGAATCCGTAGTCTGTAGACTTCGTGAAATAGTCACCCTCAAGGTCGGTTGCTTTGCTATCTCCAAAGCGCACAAGGTATCCCTTGACATAACCAAGCCTGTCGCTCTTGATGCCGTCTACGAATGATGTCAGCACGTCCATGGCGTAAGTATCCCACACAGTCTATATAAGCTCACGTATAGGCCGTACACGGGTGTTAGGCCCCCAATCCTGATTAGGTACCACCTGCACGAAATCAGCAAGCGGTTTGCCGTCTTTGTACATCTGGTATCTTGCAGGCCCCATGATGGCAAGCTTGTCAGCATCCGACAAACCAGCAAGGATGCGCTCAGGTGTTGCTACCGGAGGTCTTGTATCCGGGATAGAAGAATCACCGGTAATCTCCGCCCACGACATCGTAACTGGAACCATCACGCATCTACAGTTAGGGTGCGATGGCATGATTTCATCAGTAGCCGAAAGCGTACCGGATAATGCCAGACAGGCAAGACAAACCCGGCTGTCTTGCGTAGCTTGCCGTCGGTATCCTTGCACCGCAGGGTTCTGCGTATAGAGTTGCCGTTGTGCTTCTCTGGCTGATCGGATCATCTCTGTACGTGCTATGGTCTCTGCTCTCTGCCTGCCGATATCAGCTGCACGTCTCACACGCCGTGCTACTGTCCGTGGCCCTTCTCCAAGGCTTATGCCTTGTACCAAAGCCATCTGCATGGCATCCGTAGTCACCTGCGGTATGGTTTCAAATAGGACACCCAGAGGGCTTCCATCACCCGCCATGCCGACAAAGGTTTGGAGTTGCTCGTCTGGCAAGGTTGTCCATGAACTTCCGAGGCTGACGTTAGACGGTTTACGACCAGCCGCCGCTTCAACCATGCTGATGCTTGCCTCATTCGCAAGGATTGCCGATTGGAGTTGTCCATCTGCTGTAATGGTTGCTCCTTCCACAGAAAACTTCTTGAGGTTCTCGCCAAGGTCTCTAATGTTCTGTTCTAGGCGTTGCTTCATCCAAAGGATGGTTTGGCTTGGCGGTTCACCGTTTGCCTCACGCTCTGCGATGCGTCCTTCTAACGCTTCCAGTTCATCGATGCTGGCTTTTGTAGCGGCACGGTAGGCACGTTGCATCTTGGAGATAGCAACGCCCTCACGCTCTAGCAGGTCGTTACGGAACTTCTGAGAGGCGGCATAGATTCGAGCCGTACCATCATCTACTCGCTTGAGACTGTTTCCAGCTCGTACCCGTAAAAAGGGTGAGACTTGTACACTACCCCCGGAGTGCAACAATCAAGGCTCTTGCCTTCCTCACCCATGATCTGATTGCGCTTGGATGTTGCCCATCTAAAGCCAGCATCACCGCCCCATAAGTCCCAGGCTACACGCCCAGCACTAGGAAAACCATCTTCACCAGCATTGAAGCCTTCAGCCTGCTTATCGACTTCATGACGAGAGAAGAACGAATACATCCGGAGTATGGTGTCTTCAGATAGTTGCTCACCATTTACGATCTGGTTTGCCCTTGCCAAGCCTACCCGTGTGCCACCATCGAACCCTTCAGCTTTCCAATCAAGGGCACGTTGTGCGGCTTCCTTCATGCCAGCGTTAGGTCTGTACTTCATCTCGAAAGACCGGATTGCAGGGACAGGAGCATCGGTAGTCTGTACCGGGATTGCTTGCGGGTGTAACTGTCCTTCATCCTCTGGCACGGCTTCAAGACCAGCAATGCGCTTGGCTTCCGCACGGTCAATGATTCCAGCCTTGTACAGTTTCTCTGCGCGGTCTGCCTCAGCCGCTAGGTCATCAGCCAACGCCCTAACCTGCTCAAGGTCATACTGTACATAGTCACCCTCTTTGGTTTCTGGATATTCTGGCAGAAGGTCAGCGGTAATGGCATCGGCAAGGACACGGAGGAGTGGAACCATGCCATCTTCCCACGCCGCTTGCTGGGCTCGCTCATAGTTGTTGTAGGTGCTACGCTCAAGACCAGCACCAAGACCCAAGACCATCGGGTTGATACCAAGGGCTGAACAGATACGCTCCTCTGGTACACGTCGTACGGAATCCAGAGCAAGCTCAGACGGTGTCAAGGATACCCTGTCCATCTTGTAGGCTCCGGTCATGACAACGATGCCGCCTGAACCGTCACCGGTTAGGTCTTCGTGCAGTTGCCGCTTGACCTGCCGGGCATCGTCCATGCTGATGTCTACGGTCTGGTCTTTAGCATCAGGGCCAACGATGAGGCTAGGCATAGCCCCATTCGCAAGCAAGCCGTATGCAGTGCTTGATGCAGTGTTGTCGGTGGCAATCTCTCGCAGGACAGCCATGACAGGAGAGCGTCCAAGGCGGATGTCTGACGGGTCACGGTTGTATCGGATGTGGATGATGTCGGATACCGGGATATCAAAGCTCCGACCATCAGTGGTGTACACGTAGTGGGTTAGCGGGTTTGTGCCGTTGCCCACTGGTCTAACCATGTCTTGCGGAAGGAACTGGAGCGCAGTAACCACACCACGGGTTGTGGAGCGTATCTTGCGGAGATAGGTATTGCCAAAGAGTTTGTAGTCCTGAATCACCCAAGACCAGAACAGGGAACCCATAATCATTGGATCAGGTTGAGCCATCAGCTTGATTACTGGATGGTCTTCAACAGGCTCCGCTTGCTGGCTGTCAACGGGTCGGTAGTACCTTGGTGTTGCCTGTGGATAGTTCCGAACATACCAGTCCATTGCAGCCGCCACAATCCCGTTTAGCCCTAAGTCTCCTGCAACCCTTGACCAGTCTTTTGAAGAACCTGGAAGCGCACGACGCAAGAGCGTTTGCAGCTGACCAGAGCCATACCCAGTTAGGTAGATGTCACGGGACTGACTAAGCGGTAACGGCAAAGCCTGTGTCGGGTTTGCTACGGCTTTATTACCAAGGAAGCGGTCAAAGATACCCATGTGCCTAGTATCCCACAGAAGGCCTACGGCCTGCTTCGCTCAAAGAAAAAGCCCCCTTGCGGGGGCTGTGTGATTAGCGGTTGAAGTTATGCCACTTTTTATCCGATGTCATCATCCAGCGTTGATTGTTTTTTGTTTGAAAGGCTAGGATGATTTCGTTTGTCGTTACATCTTTGATTTTAGATTTCCAACCGGTGATTTGTGCGTAGTCCGAAGCGTCTGCGAAATCATCGAAGTAGTAGCCGTAAGACTTATCATTTGTCATCCACTGAACCAAGTATCGTTTCATATCCGTCTCTCCCATATCCCCTTGGATGTCAATAATATACACTCTAAGTATATATACTGCAAGGATATAAGAGATATATTTTTATAACTTCTTCCCGCCAAAGTACTCAACAGCATGGCCGTGTGTCTTCAACTCATCAGCCAGTACAGAACCATCGCTGAAGACTGTACCAAGGATGCGTCCGTACTTATCACGCTTATGGCTTTGTATTGTCACGTACACGGGCTTTTCTTCCCTCAGCCAGTGTTGATCAATCCAGTCCCGTGTGAAGGCTAGAGCGGCTTTGCCTTCTATCGTTGCCTTCTCTGGACAGTCCACACCATAGATGCGAATATGCATATCGGTCAGGATGACGTTGAATCCTAGGTCAATGGATGCCCTTACGGTGTCTCCATCAATGTGGCTTATCTGTTGCAGTTTATAGGTGTATAGGTCAGGCATACCAGACTATACCGCCCCCCAGCCTTTACGTTGCCCGCAGACTTGCCAAGCATAAGCCATTGCATCAACCACGTCATCATGCCTGCCAACCGGGAATGATAATAACTCATCCTGCCAGTAAGATGGCAAGCCTTCAACGTGTACGACCTGTCCTTGCTCGTATCGGGCTTCCAGAGGCGCAAAGCGGGTTATCTTGTCACGGTCTGGGCGTATCCCCCGTATCGGCAGTTTTGTACGCCTCATGAGCTCTTGTACAACAGCGGCCTGATACTGTACCTGCTCGATGCCTATCATTGCGGGTTTCCACTTCTCAGCCATAGCCTCGATGAAGCGCAGGACGCTGGCAAAGTCTGCACGGGTACGGTTGACATCCAGCACGTACAAGGTTCCATCCTCTGCACGGCTCAGAGCAACCACGGCGGTATAGTCAGCCTCTGCCTTTGTGCTGATGGCAAGGTCAACACCAAGATAGACAGGCAAGCCTTCAGGCGCCTCGCAAAAACGTAGCCACTCCCGCTTGATACGTGCGCCAGCCGCATCAACAAACTCCGCTAGATATTCCTGCCGAAAAGCAATCGATGGCAAGGACTCCCCAGCCTTGGCTACTTCTTCAGGGTCTATCCAAGGGTTAGCGGTTGTAGGCATCTGCCATGCCATCCAGTCTTCATCAACACCAGCCATAGCGTGTAGGCTCTTGAAGTAGTTGCTACCCTTGGGAGTGGATAGAAAGAAAGCATCCCCCCGGTAATCGGTGAGCGTCGGTCTGATTGCTTCTGTCCATGCTTGCTCCAGATGCCTAGCCATGGCGGCCTCATCGATGATGACCCGCTTGTACTTACGACCACGGGCAACGGTTGAAGGGTCATCCAAAGTCCAGTAATCGATTGCAGCACCCGTGATAAGTTCAATGCGTGGAGCAGGTGTCTGCACAGCTCGCCGAATCACCGGAGCGTAGATGCGCTTATGGTCGTTGTACGCTTCCTCCAGCAGGCGGTAGGTAGGTGCAAACCATGCACACGGTAAACCATCTTTGAGTACCGGATCTGATAGCAGATTCCCACCAAGAGTGGTCTTGCCAAACCTACGCCCACAGGCCAGCACGTTGTATCGCTTGGCTTCCCGTAGTATCACCTGCTGGGCATCGTGAGGACGTGGAAGCACCAGCCGAATATCAGGCAACGCCAGTAGACCCTAACCCGCCAACACGGTCTTCTAGCGGTACATCGTCACCCGTGAAGTACTGCACAAAGACAACCTGAGCGATACGCTCGCCCTTCTCAATAACCCAATCACCTTGGGTGCGATTGTGCAGTAGAACTTTGATGGTGTCTCCGTAGTCAGCATCAATGATGCCTGGAGCGTTAGCCACAGCAAGACCACGCAAGGCAAGACCAGAGCGAGAGCAGACCATAGCGCAGAGGTGCGGTGGGAAGATGGCAAGTGTACCCGTGTCAATGCCTACGGTAGCACCAGCCGGAATGATGATGTCCATCTGTGAGCGTAGATCGTACCCGGCAGAATGCTTTGTAGCCCTTGTAGGCTTGACTCCGTGAAACCGTATATCTGTCATGGCTTATCAGCGTACTCCACGATGACCTTGACCGGGCTACCGTCTGCCCCGGTTTGTTCGACCCTGCTTGACCACTCGGCCTTGTGTTTGCGTTCAAGCCACCATGCAGCCGCTTGCCATGTCGTATCAGATGCCAACTTGATGACGGATACCATCTTTGCCTCGGCTTCACCCTCGGCTTTTTCTACAGCGTCCGAAAATTCCGGCTTATCTTTGAGCCAAACGGCAAGAGTATCCTGCGAGATGTTAGCAACAGCACAGGAAGCCCTACGGGTGTTACCACCCCGCAGAGCCTCCAGAAGCTTTGTTACGGTCTGTTCTGTGTACTTGGTAGGTCTACCTGCTCCGGGTTGTGCTGCCATCTACATTCTCCTTTATGACTTCGTTAGATGCCCAAAGTAAGGCAGCCTTCATCTTGTCGTCGCTGATGCCTTGTTGTTTCGCTCTACGCTTTACGTCTTTGTATAGCCAACGTGTATACATCTCGTTATATACCGCCAAGCATCCCGCACCAAGCAGGACACCGAGTGCAAAAAGTATCATTCAGTCACCTTGCCTGTCCGTGGATCTAAAGTAACGATATCCCAATCAGTAGCGAAAAGGTCACCGGGTGAAAGGCTTAGTTCTTCCAGCTGCGTCACCCTTCCGCCTGGCTCGTGCAGTTCAAAGATATTCCAAAGCTCGGAGTACCGCAGAAATACCGCTTCTCCCCATTCGCTACGCAATACGGCTTTACTGCCACCTTCCATCAAGTCTTGTATCACTTCTCCGAATCTCATCCTATTACTCCCATTGTTATTGGCAGATGCTGAACCATCAAAGCCTTGATGGACTCTGCAATCTGTCTGTGTTCCAGTTGTGTGTCTTCCTGCGTTCGTAGCTGCACGTAATGGATCCAAGACCGTATCGTGCCGCTCATATACATGGTTGTTGGTGTGCAAAGAGGCAAAACCATTCTTGCCGTCTCCGCAGCAATGCCAGCCTTGATAAGAGCATCATATGCATCGATGGCTTCATTGACTGCAAGGCAGGCAGAGTTGATTGTTTCCCAGACACTAAACGGCAGGGCCGCATAATCTTCTATTGGTATTGAGCTTTGTCGATTTGTTGTTCCTGCTAATCTAAACTGTGGAACATCAGGATATTCCGTAACCGTTGCGTACCTTTGGCTGAATTCTTGGAAAGAGAATGACCGATGCCTAAGAATCTGCGGAGCAATAGCACGGGTTGTCTTTATCTCAACGCACATTGAAGCCATCTCAAAGATTGACCAATGACCGTGCTTGATGCAGTAGGACAGTAACCGGGATACGTCTGGGTTATCTTGGTTCTTTGGATTGGAAACTCTGGCGCAGTATCCGATGACATTCTCCGCTTCCGGTGTAATCCAGATAAGCTTTGTCATGGTTGGTATATCTCCCAGTCGGTAGCCAAGACATCAGCGGATCCGAAAGATGCCACCCTGCTGTAACGTCGATTACCAGCACCATCAATCAGGTACAGGCATATCTTGCCATCTACCAACTCAAGGAACCAAGAAGCTCCGTGTCTTCGTACCGCCTGTCCCGCTCTGAGGCGTTCAAGGGCAGCCGAGAAGGAACCACCAGCCATTGTTAGCCGTTTGGCATCTTCTTCTTTCAACTGCTCGACCTGTCGATTAGCAAGCCAAACCTTTACCGTGGAGTAGTTGTAACCAATCTCTTTGGATGCCTGTGCTTGTGGCATACCCATTGCTACAAGCTCATCCCAGCGTTCCAGCAGTAACTTTCGTTTTGCGATGCCATATGCAACGCTCTCACTTGGTCTCGCCATTTATCTCCCCCGCTTCGCTTGCAATCCGATCAGCAAAGGCAACGTCCCTAGTGATGGCATAAGCCAAATACCAGAGTGCCTTGATGCTGTCGGCGTTAGGTGTACCTTTGTGTGGCATTCGTTGGATGTATTTGAGGACATTCCCTGTTGCAAAGTCCAGCCCCCAGTCGTCAATGACGCTGAGGGCCTGAATCTGGGATGTCCGGTAATGCCCGGTCAAACGAGCACCACTTCCCGTGACATGATTTTGTCTACTTCGTAGGCTACTGCCCAGATATCTGCAATCACATCAGCTGGCTTGAGTGAACCAATCCAGTAAGGATTCTGGACAGCGTAGCCCATGGAGTTGCAGTCGTAGATACCAGCATCATCGCCAGTTATGGCAACCATGAGGTGCAGCGCACCTTTACGCATATGGATTTCAGAATGGTCGCTGGATACCTGAATGTGTAGCGGGCAGTCGATGACTGCAAAAGAATCACGCTGTACATTGATGACGTGCTGTGCCATCTCTTTGATGGCTTCTGCGAGGCTTTGGTTAGTTTGTTTCATTGTCTTTATCTCCCAAGATGGAGGCAGGTTACCCTGCCCCCGATTACAAGTTACCCGTTACTATGCATCTTCAAACGGGTCGGTGATATCTTCCTGCACTACTTTTTTCAGTGGCTTTGTAGCTGCAACCTTGACAGGCTTTACGGTTTCGATGATGTTTGTCAGTTCACCGTTCATCTTTTGCCGGGTTCCAACCACCACCTGCCATGGCTTGGCTTTGAGTCCATCAATGTCAAGTGCTTGGAACTGTTGAGCCGTCATGCGACCAACCATGCCATCGAGCAGGATTGTGAGCTTTGCCCGCTCGTTGCCATAAAAGGTCTTTGTGAACTGTACAAAGCGGAATGGCTGGCCATCTTCATCGCCTACCTCAGTGGTCTCGAAAATCCACTTAAAGTTAGGCTCCATTACGTCTGGGTTGTCGAATGACTTGCCCTGCGTTGCTTCGCAGTCAATCAGCGCACAGGCGTAGATGCCTGCTTCTGCTACGCTGTACTTTTTCCCGCTGCCTTCCGAGAACTTCCCATGCTGTGCAAAAAATCCCATTGTTACTCCTTGAGCCACTGGCTCGTCTGTCGGCACTATTGCCACACAGAATATATACCGTAAGGGTATGACCTGTCAAACACTTTTTTTGAGCCGCCCCTTATAGACTTTCTCAAAGCCAGCATAGTCATGCGGAATCATGACATAAGTGTCATATTTGCAAAGACCATCAAGAGTGCAGAATGGTTGCCATGTACCGTCCCAGTGAACAAGCACTACCTTTCCATCTTTGAGTCGCAGGTAGGTTTCTCTGTCATCTCGGCGCACCCATCGATCCAGCGAAACCTTACCACCATACAACAACCACGCACGTACACCATGCCATCGCTGTTCCCACTTAGGGTCTTTGCGTTCTTCCATCACGTAGGCCTGTAGCTGTTCCCAGTTCATCGGCACTTTCTTTTGTCTTTCCATTTGTCTTTCTTCTTTCTTGGCGATACCTGTACCGCCGCCTTAGCGGCAGGTACACGGTTCGCCCTATCGTTCCCCCAACCAGCCCTTTTCGGGCTGGGGGGTGAGAGTCTGAGAGAGGGGGGTGTATTTCAAATGTGTACTAATAAATATTCTTAAGGGGATACACATTTTCAGTACACCTTTTAACGCCTGTAATACTTCCCTTCACGGCACTCAATGAGCTGCAAAGTCACGGCATCGGCTATCGTTTCCCACACTAAGTTTCTGCCTTTCTTTATGCCAGCACAGATACCATTTTTGGTCTTCCCGGGATTGTCTGTCACGTATTGAACAATCCGATCTAACACCTCTGATTCAGAACCAGCACTCGTTATCTGCTCAATGGCAATCTTCCCTGGAGTGTCAACATTCAACTTGTATACAAAGTGAACCCACTCATCTTCTCCGATATGCCTGTGTTTGACCGTACGCACGTCATATGTCTTGGCTTCGATGTCGTGGTTGATAGTCAGCACCATGTCGGCTTGTGCGGCTAAATCAGAGGCTCCACGCATACTGTCCTGAGTAATAGCTGTACCGGGTGCAGCCTTCTTGTTGTGATGCAAGACAATGACCGCAGCCCCTGCATCAATAAGCTCGTGAAACCGATCATAGAGTTTAGCCACTGCTCCATTGTCGTTCTCGTCCATACTGTGTACACGGACAAAAGTATCAATAATCACTAACCGTATTTCGTGTTCCTTTATGTATTGAACTAACTTCTCAACATAGAAAGGCCTGTCTACTTTAGTGTTTTGTTTCTGTATGACATGGAGGTTTGGTATATCGTCTTCATGCATCATGCAGAAGCGGCCCCAAAATCTCTTTTTTTCAATCTCTTCATTGATGTACAAAACCTTTGCTCGGTTTGTCTCAATAAAGTTACACCAAGGTCTACCAGAAGCACAGGCAATGGCTAGATCAATACCAAGCCACGACTTCCCTGAGCCCGAACCTGCGGCGATAAAGTGCAAGCCCTTGTGGATTATCATGTTGTCCACAATCCAGTCTTCTTCGGGGCAGTTCATGCCCTCTTCTTTAAATCGCCACCAGTCCCATATTTCAAAGACTGGGTCTTCCTTTGGTTCGAGTGATTTGAGTTTGTCTGCTAGAAGCTCAGATGCCGCCATCTGCTGTGTGTACAACTCCCGTACACCTTCATCCCATTCAGCCCAAGCACGTCCGACTTTGTCACCAACTTCCCAATCCTGTAACGGTGGATCTAACCACTCGCTATTGAAAGCCCTAGCCGCAGCGAGTCCAGCTGTGTAGTCAATGCGTGTAGATCGTAAATACCCGACATAAGCAGTTATGGCGTTATCCCTGCCACCGTATGGTCCACCACCCTCAGGGTGCTTTTGGTAGAGCTTTGCAAGCGTTCCATCACTATCAGGTTCACCACGTTGACGGTCTTTGCGCTCCGGCTTTGCATCCGGAATGATGGGGATATCCCAGAAATCATCCATTGAAAAAGTACTCCAAAATCTCAGGCAGGTCTGCCTTCACAATGTTTAGCCTATATTCCCAGCGTGAATCAGTTTCAAACGCCATACAGGCTTCCTCGGCTTCAAGAAAGAAAACATCTAGCAGGTCGGTTATCCTACCGCTTGCATGACGTATCCGGGGTTCAGCCCTTCCAAGCTGCCCTTGTTTAGCGGAAGCGAGCAGAGCATCTAGCCGTTCATCGCCAAGGTGTTGAACTATGAAGGATTGCTTATAGGTTGGTTTGATACCGCCGCCCTTTAGCATCACGACTGGCTTAGGGTTGTCAGGTTCCTTCCAGTTGATGGTTCCTGGAACCCGCAGAATGCGATCAACGTTAGATACGTTATCGGTTCCGGTTAGGATGCTGTTTGCAAAGCTTCGCACCTTGGCTTCTATCGCTGTCCTGTCTCTAGTGCTTGATACTCTAGCAGGGCTTGGTGCTACCTTGTAGCCGTGCCAACCGTTGCCAGTACTTACGACTATGTCGCACCCATCAAGTAATCCTTGACTGCTCCCCGGTACTTTGGCATCAAGGTCTACCCACATTGCCCCAACCTGTTCAATGGAATCTTTGCCGAGCTTGCGCCCCGGCCCTTCAGGAGCAACCCTTGGACACACACCAACATAAACATCATAGCCACGCATCGCAAGGCTCATGATGTGCTGTGTCAGGGCTTGCCCTTCTTCACCTTTGAGGCAATGGGGCAGCCTGTAGGTGGTGCGGTTAGCGTGGGGCTTGACCTTTGAGAGAGGTCGGATCTCGATAAAACCGTCTTGATACGGCTTGAATAGATGCCTAAGGAAGGCAATAGCCATCCCGGCATCCGTGGCTGGTATAGCCATGGAGTCACCTATTTATTCCTTCAAGATACCTACCTCAGGGAAACCCCCGGGGATCAGCCGGGGGCTGGCAAAGCCAAACCTTGAAGGATAGGTTCACTCACATTATACATCAAAGGTGAAACCAACGTGTTCGGCTATTGCCTGTGCGGCTTCATGCCAAGAGTAAGCCACCGCAAACTTATACCCATGTGGTTCCAACGCTTCCCTGAAGGCAACCTGTCCCGGTGTTAGCCTGCCCTTGCCTGCCTTCATTTCAATGTAAAGACCCGGTAAAGGTGCAGGAAGGAAAATATCCCAGACACCAGCCTTCACACCCATTGCCTTAAACTTTGCAGCTGTCCGAATATCCCTATGCCCACCGTTAGGACAATGATAGATCGTGGCAAGCTCAGGGTGCTTGGACTCCATCAACCGTACCCAAGTGATAAGGGCTATCTGCTCCCGGTCTTCAAGATGCTTCATAGGTTTCCTTCAATCTTTGCAATGCCTCTGTGAGCCTTTGTTTGACCACTACAGGCGGTATACGGTAACGACTGGCCACCATGTGTATCGTCTGCGGTACACGTCCATCTAAGCCATAGTGCAACACCAGCATCTGCCGTGTCTCATCGTCCATCTTGCTGAGTGCTTCGGTCAGGCTTCCTTCTTCAATCTCGGATAGATATTCATCCTCGGCTGATTGAGTGCTACCAAAAACAGCAGTATCACCTAAGACAAGCTCAGAACCTTGTACCGGAGTGTCCATGCTGACTGGTTCAATGCCTGCTGCGGTACGGCAGATGTCTATTGTCTCAAGGCTCATCCCACTACGCTCGGATAGTTCCTCATCTGTCGGTGGTCGCTTGAGTTCGAGTTCAAGGATGACGTAATGCCGCTTTAACTTGTGCCACTTGACCAATGCGTGTTCAGCAATCCGGATAGTTCTGTATTGGTTGCTTTGGTAGCGTCTGAGCTTCTGATAGATCCAAGGATGAGCATAAGTTGAGAACCTCAACCCACGCTCAGGTTCCCACTTTTCTATTGCTCTGATAAGACCATCAACGCAGTACTGGCAAGCATCTGTGAAGTGTTCCTTGTGCTTGATGACCTTGCAGACTTCCCTGATAAAAGCATAGTTATGGCGAATCATAGCATCAAGGCAATCATCTGAATGGATGCCAGCAGACCAAGCATGATGAAGGAGTACCATCTCATCGTGAGACAACAAACGCTCCGGGGCTTCTCTCAGCTTCCGGAGCGTCTGTCGTATAGTCGTTGGTCTTGGTGTCAACGGACTCCTTGTGCCCTGAGCAGTGCAGGTTTTGTTTCCCATTCGTACCGCATGGCATCCTTCGTGGCTTGGAACAATGCAAGGAAAAGCAAGAAGCCAATCGCGGCAATAACACCAGCCTTGATGCTGTCCCGAATAGCCTTCTTGCGGCTCAGATATGCAGCCCGATGAGCTTCCAGCGCATAAGCCTTCTCTCGTGCCTGCCGTGCCTGCTCCTGTTGGTCTCTCCACTCTGCCATACGGCAACCAGTACAGATCGCATCTGTATCCACTACACGATCCGCACAATCGTTACAACGCTTCATTGCCTTGTCTCCCTATTACCTTATCTAGTTCTCGAATGTTTCTGGTTGTTCGGTCGGTTTATTCCGACTCTTACGACGAATGGTGAGCAACCTTGCCAAGTCTTCCTCTGCCATGTCCATGGCTTCAGCGAGCTTGGAAAGATTACCGCTGTTTGGTGTCTTCTTCCCGGTCATCCAGTCGGATACCTGTGGCTGGGTTGCACCAATTTTACGTGCCAGCTGTTGCTGGGATAATCCTCGAATCATGGAATCTATATACCATATGTATATACTCACCCGTCGAGTGTTTGACAATATATATTATTGATGTATAATCATTGTGTACCGCAGTAGTACGGGAGATAAAGACAATGCAAAAGACAATCGGAAACTACATGATGCAAGTTACAGAACACCACGGTGAGTGGATGGCGCGTGTTGTTTACCTAAACGGTGGTTCGTTCGGTGGTTCGGTTTGCTTCATGAAGCGATATGCAACGATGGCAAATGCAATCAAAGCAGCTGATCGCGAAATCAAAAAGTACGTTTGAGTAAAAGCCCCCGAAAGGGGGCAGGGAGAATAATAGTATGACAACATCGGAAACCATCGGGGCTATCGCTCCCGCCCTCATCAAGGCACAAAGCCAGATGCAGGGCATCATCAAAGAAGGCAAGAACCCTGCCTTCCGCTCAAAGTACGTAACGCTTGACAGCATCCTTGACACACTGCGTCCTATCCTTACATCAAACGGACTGATGCTGACACAGGGTAGCCAACAACCTGAGACACTTCAGGCTGTCACCGTAGAGTCTCGAATCATCCATACAAGTGGTGAATGGATTGCAACGACAGTAACCATCCCGGTAACCAAGCCAGACGCTCACGGTCTTGGTTCAGCTCTTACTTATGGCCGCAGATATTCCGTGTCCGCTCTGCTCGCAATATCAGCAGATGAGGATGATGATGCCAACGAGGCGGTAAAGCCTCAGGAATCGTTCCGTAGAGGCCCACAGGGCAACATCGTAATAGATGAGCCAGTAAGACCAGCACCGGGGAGACCTTTACAGCGATGACATTTGGACAGGTTTATCCTCGGCTCTTTGAGGGTATGGGTATAAGGCGTAAGGCTTGGGAGTCTGGCAAGATCATCAGGCTATCAGCCATTGGTGAAGACCATCTTGTTGTGCATCTACCATCAGGTAATCGATATACATACTGCCCGCCTGTAATGGATCTATACGATAAGGAAGCGCAGAAGGTTAGAGACGATTGGGAGGTAGTGAGATGATAACGAAAGAAGAGGCAGCGTTCCTACTCAAGAGAGCCATGCAGTACGGCATGACCTACACCGATGGTAAGTATGCAAACCATAAGATGGTCACGATGGATGACCGTGGCTACTGGGTAAGGCCAGCAGGAAAGAACCTTGATGCGGTTTGCTTTGAATATCGGTATGAAGACGTGTACTGGCACAAGGGTACACCAGAACAGTTGATGGGAGATAAGTAAATGGGATTTGATGTGATTGATGGCGAGCTGTGGGATGAGGAGACTGGCGAGTATGCTGGCCCTGCGTCTGGTTGGATCAAGGGCGATGAAAGCCCTGAAGACCTTGCGCTCCTGGTTATGCGGAAGCGTATGGACATCGAGGCAAACATCCTTGCGGAGAAAGCCAAGATGGATGCTATTGTGGAGAACTTCCGGAAACTCATCGGGAAGCATCAGGCACGGCTTGAATGGCTGGAGCATCAGTACAACGCACAGCTGCAAGACTACGCAATGTCTCAGTTACCACGCAAAGCAGACGGGACGCTAAAGGCTAAAACATGGACTTGTCCATACGGCACGGTTGGCTTTAGAACAATAGCCCCTAAGGTTGCTGTAGAGGCCGAGGAGACGGCTTTGGAGTGGGCAAGGAAGAACTGCCCATCAGCCATCAAACTGAAAGAATCCATCCTTGTTAGCCAACTACCGGAGCCTATCAAGGCTGCCATGCTAGAGCATCCAGCCGATGCCAAGAAGGCAGGTTTTGTGGTTCATGAAGAAACTCAGGCAGTAACCATCAAGACCATAGGGTAACAGGAGTCAGAACAATGACAGTACATACATACAAAATCAACATGGTGGGTACGGTTGGTTTAACTGAACAATATGACGGATTAGGAGAAACATATGATCATAACGTATGGGACATGGACTGCATTCATGATATGCACATTTTTGACTTACTACTCGAGCAACTCAATATGGCTGAGGACGACTCCATCTTGTGGTTTGATAGTACGAAGCCAGGTGCCCACAAACAGTGGACAATGGCTTCTTGGAACGGAACATTTAAAGTTGTAGCACGATTGGTTACCGACGAAGAAATAGCAGAAGCAGAATTCAAAGACAAAGAGTGATGGTAGAATCCGTTTGTACAATGACTCATATGAGCCACTGCCATATACACCCGTGAAGGCGCAAGTTGTAGCGGACGAAGTGTACGTAACTTAGCAGTGGTTTCTTTTTTTCGAACTTGTAAAGAAACATTACAAGTTCAACATTTTCCATAATGGAAACAGTTGTGAAGAAATCCTTGATTAGTGTAAACTTCAAGCGGCAGGAGCAATCCTGACTATGTTTGGAAACAACAACTACATTTGGTGCTTGGTAAGCGACAGAAAGACCCGGTCTACCAGCCGGGTCTTTTTGTGTCAACTTGTAAGGTTTTCTTACAAGTTCAACCTTATCCAAAATGGAAACAGTTAGTGGTTAGTTCCAAAATGGAACCTACCAGTCAATCGCTACAAAACCACCGTTACTGCCGAGCTCTCGCCATGCTCTTATCTTGCGATAGACACCATCACCATTGCGCTCTACGCCATCCTCATCATCCATCTCTGGACTGGTGTTACCTTCAACGGTCTTGACACCCCAAGGATAAACACCCGTCACGATACCGATATGTGCTAGACGGTTCAGCGGAGCAAACCAGAAGCACACAAGGTCACCGATGCGTACCTTTGAAGGGTCTGCTTCTGCATCCTTCGCCGATAACCAGTTCTTTGTTCTTCGAGCCCAGTTGCCATGATCCGGACAGTATGCCGAGCGTGGCCAGTCTGCTGGTATCTCAATGGCTAAGTCGTGAGCGGCATTGCGTAGGCGATACACAACAAAGGCAGCACACCAAGGGCTACCGGGTGGAACAGGTGGAATACAAGCCTGTTGATATGTCTCAACTGCCTTGCCCCTGTTATCTCCTACTTCCTGTACACCAACATTATCGAGTGCCTCTTTAGCGGCTCTAAGTGCAATAGGTCTATTCATAGTGATATATTCCTTTTGTCAGTCCTTATCTCCCTGACTAGGTGGGCGGTCTCCCAACTGCATCTTCGCCGCCCACCGCCTCTTTTATCTAGGCGTAAGTTCTACCGCCATCTACCGACCTAACAACCGTGATGCCATTGCTCTGATGGTTGTATACGATGTATAGGTCATCCAGACGCTCATAGATTGCAATTGAGTCATTAGCCACGTTACCTGTAACAACCGTCGTGGTGGCCATTACAACGGTTCCTGAAGCATCTAGAATCTTGCTTTGGATATCGGAACCACTAGTGCGCCAGATGTATATCTCCTGCCCTTGGTTATCAACCACCAAAGCCGGATGAGATCCGCTTGAGTTTATGACTGTTGCCACGCTTACAGTTCCTCCATCGTTGCTTGTGTAGTAACGTTTGAGACCACCAGATTCCTGAGTGAAGATAATCGTTCCAAGCTCGGCATCTCTGCGTAGGCATCGAATCGCAAGGTCGGTCACTCCCGTTATGGTTGTCGGTGTCTCAACGTAGTCTGTTCCGAGTGGGCCGTTAGCTCGCCACAACGACACATCACCACTCTGCACGGTTGCATAGAAGTGTTCGTATATCGGGTTTCTATCAGCTGAGAATACGTGTCCCGTAGGTGCTGGATTCTTAAAGACAAAGCGGTAAGACTTGTTCACATAGAGTGGGTCAGGGTCTCCGCTATTCTGCGCCAGACATATAGTGTTGTGGTTCTTCTGTCCAAGTCCCATCGGTTGTGCGGTGTAGTACCGCCCTATGACATCCGATACACCAGAACCACGAACAGAGCCGTCTGAGTCAAGCACCAACTGCACGGTCTCAGCTTCAAGCGGGTCTGCATTGGTAGCAAGAACCAACCCATGAGAGCGACCACGCTGGTACGACACAGCACCTATTGAAAGCCAAGTGGCTCCTGCATCGTCCTGCTGAAAAACATCAAGCATATCCGGAACAAAGTCACCATTGATTGATCTAAAGTACGTCTGCGCTAACACGTCGGCTTCTGGCCCGTCATCGCTTTGGTCGGTCTCGATCCAGTTCTTGATTTCAGCCGAACCACCGACTGTTTTGAATGTTGTCCCGCCTAACCAGTAAGCGTGTCCAGTCGTGCTGTTGCAGTAGCCATCACGAATATAGGTAGCATTTGCCAGCGGTGTACTGATGCTCGCTGTGTAGCCTTGGTGACGCTTCACAGTGCCATCCACCGCATTGATTGCAGATACAAAGTTTGCAATCGTGCTGATGGTATTGGTCGCTGGGCTGGACTGCCAAACTGCCCAACCTTCTTCCGTCATACTGTTACCTTGACAGTCAGCCAAGAAGTGGCGATTGGTCGTATATGTCACGCCTGCAAACGTTGTGAACTGCTGTTTATTCCATGCCCTTGCAGGCATCCAGTACCCTTTGGTGTAGTCTGAATCAGGGCCTTGAACCACAAGCTTGATATCGCCCATCACTAAGCCAGTATGCCCAAGCGCAATCTGCGTAATGCGAGTGATTCCCCAATAGTCTCCATCCTGCATCTGTGTAGTGTTATTAGGGTCTAACGGATTCATCCTTGGGTATGGATGGTCGGTTTCATCAAGTGTAGATGTCTTGTTATGAGGACTACACAGGTCAAGATAGACATCGATGAAGGTTGCACTATTGGTGCTTACCTCCCATGACTTTGTCATGTTGTTGGGTTCGTAGTTGATGCTTATTGTGCCGTTGTGCGTTGTACCGCTTGGTGCTTTGAGCTGAACCTTTAGATATCGGTATGAGTTCAACCCAAAGCCGGGATGCGTAAAGGTTCGAGTGTCTGCAATGGATCCGATGGAAACGTTTGTCTCATCTGCCTGTATGACGGACGCGCCAGGAAATGACCAACCACGGAAAGATATCTTTGTGTTTGTGCTGTCATCACCAAGAGCTTCAAGGCTTGATGCTTTGATATCGGCAGATATGCTTGTGGGGATTGTGTCTACCGTCTGGCTGTTGCTTTGCGTTACCGTGCCACTACCATTCCAAGATTGTATGGTTGTCTGCACGTAGGTCTTTAGGAAGGCTGCATCCTCTTGGAACTGTCCAGCGGTTGCAGTGATGTCCCTATATCCGAGCGGCATATCAAAGCCAGTGATGCGGCAATCAAGGTCATCGTAATAATTGAGATTGTAGCTGCGAATCCTGCCCTTCATCCGAATCAAGCGACGCAGTGTAATGTTGGTCGTTCCAGTGATGTTTGCCGCTGGGAGCGTATTACCAAAGCCAGTCACTACATATTGCGTTGCTGTGGCCACCTGAGAAACGTAGGAGTGGCTATATCCCGGCACACTGCTTGTGAGGCTGATGGCGTTGCACACACCCGGAGATACCGTCAAGGTTTGAGCGACGGTGGTGTTGTTCCACATCCTAAGACCAAGGCGCAAATCCCATGTCATAGGTGAAGCACTGGCCATGACTCCTGAGCTTGTCTTGGTTTGCCCGTTGATTACAATCTTTGCCGTAGCAGTACCGCCTACGTTGCTAGTCTCATATGAGTCGTAGGTAATGTCTGGATAATCAGAACCAGCACCGCCGAAAGCCGCCTGTGTGATATCCCAATAAACTGTGCTTTGGTCTACTGTGCCAGTCCATGCAATGCTCAAGGCGCCTACGTTTACACTGATTCCGATGAGCGCATTTGCTGCCGTACCTGTGCCAGATTGAAGAACAAAAGTGGATGTGCTTGTTACTCCAAATCCATTATTGGTCATCACATCGGCACGTACTTGCCACGTCCAAGCAGATGTACCAAAGCCCGAAGTACTGCCCCATCCATATATCAAGACGCTTCCGGATTGTTGATTAGATCCAAAGGTTAGCGTTCCAAATACAGGCCCATATATATCTAGGTCATCAGGTGTAGGGATGTCAGACGGGTAGACATGAACTCGCAGGTTACTGGCAATCGAACAGGTAACCTCACTCTTACGGCTTCGGTCTATATAGGTTGCCATTACTCTCCCGGCCCCGGAATGTAAGACGTTACACCAGACTTATAGATGCCTTTGTATACACATTGCCTCAGCGTGAATGTGTTATCCGTAACCTGCTCTTTGACGAACTGCATCTGCGGAATACTCACGACCTGATATGTACCAAGCACCGCCGGAGGGTCTAGCGGATTGTTAGGGTCTGACTCTTCAAGAATCTCAACAACATCACCAATCCAGACAACGTTTAGATGGTCATCTACATCCTGATAAGTCAAAAGGTCAGACTCCCACTCAATCAACTGCCGTCCATTGATTAACCTATCGCCGAGAAGTTCAGCTGCCTGATTTACCGCTGTTTGGGTCGTTAGGGATGGTTCACTCAAGATGTACTCAACAGGCCGTCCACGCCAGTTCTGAGGCCTTGCAGATGGTGCGTAGGTTGGGTCTTGGCTATTGACATCAACGTAAGCAAAGTTGTAAAGCAGTTGATTGGTTTTAGGGTCTGCACCAATCACAGCAATCTGGTTTGCTTCTGGGCTTTCAAAGTACCTCTTCATGTTACGAACTGTGCGCTTCGCACCCTGAGCTGCTGTATATGAACCGTAAGCAATGGCATCGTAAGTAGACTGGTAAAGCGTCACGGCAATGGCATTGCCAACATATGCAGGGTCTGAGATAGCCAGCATATAACCACCTACCGGAGTTCCGAGTGCGGTAGGCTTCCAGCCCATGTAATAGTTCGCAAGATAAGTATCGCGGAACTGTTGAAGGACACCGCCGGGATAGTCTCCACGCTTCGGAATGAAGGCATATCCAGCCTTTGATATCTCTGCACTCTGTGGCACGGTAAATGTACTGCTATGGTTCTGCTGAAGATATACGGCAGGGTCATAACCAGCCAGTGGCATGATGTTATAAAACACCCCGCCAATACTCTCGCCATCAAGCGGTACAGACTCTTGGCACATTGATACATCAAAGTCACCGAATCGGTCTTCACCCGTGAAACGTAGTAGGCTAAACTGCGGGCCACCTTCTCCAGGTTCATACACGATTTCTGGTGGGCTAAGTGTCCCACGAAATAGGTCTACCCATTGCTTTGTTGCATGGTTTGACTTGAGCTGTATTGCAATCGGTCTATCACCCGTGATGGTTGGCTGAGATACCCCAAGGTCAATGAGACGCTTGACACGGGTTGTCATCTCAAGACTCGTTCTGCCATCCTCACCAAGCGACAGACTCAGTGACTCAATAGCCGTCGTGATGTCTACATCATGCCCCATTGCCGTGCTGGAATAGTCTGGATCCATCCAGCCATCAGAGCAGTACAACCCGCT